AACAAACACAAGACAAATCACATGGAGATAACGAAATGGAAGAGAAAGAAATTGAGGCCCTGGTTGCCAAAAGGACAACTGAGGCAGTAGAAGCCGCACTCAAGGCCGACCGGGCAGCGGTCGAGGCGGAAGCGAAAGCTAAGGCCGACAAGCAAACCGAAATCGAGGCTGCCGTTAAGTCGGCGCTCGACAAGCAAGAAGAGGAAAACAAGAAAGCGCGTCGCCTGCCGTTCTACGGCGAAGATGCGCCCGTTGTTGGCAAGTTCGGCTTCACCCGCAAGTACAACAACCTGAGCGGAGCCGACCTGGCGTTTGCGATTGACATTGTGAAGTCATCTGGCAAACATGCAAGTGAGGACGCCTATAAGGCCGTGGCTGTCAAGCTGGGCGACGAGGCCAAAGAGCACGAGTATGCTCGTATTGGCAATGATGCGCTCAAGGCCGCTGGCTACGCCTTTGATGGCGACGCCGTCAAGGCGGACGAGCTGAACCGCTCTACCCTGACTAGCTATGGTGACGAATGGGTTGTGACAGCTAACAGCTCCGCACTGTGGGAGCAGATCCGCCAGAGTACCCAGATCGTTTCAAAACTACCAAGCATCGAAGTACCGCAGGGAAGTGAAGCCGTCAAAATCCCCCTAGAGAGTACCGATCCGGTATTCTACAAGGTCGCCCAGGCCGCAAGCGATGCTGCAACTGGCGGGCTTTCTACGCCTGCACCGACCGTTACCAGCTCCCGGCTGGGAACAACCAACACCACTCTGACGGTATCAAAGATGGGCGCGCGTGTGCGCTGGACTGGCGAGACGGACGAGGACAGCATTGTTCCGTTTGCACCTCAGTTGCGCAAGCAGATTGCAACTGTCGCATCTGAGTACATGGATCACGTGGTTCTTGACGGCGACACCCGCGCGACAGCTAGCACCAACATCAACGACATCACTGGCACCCCCGCCAGCACGCACGCTTTTTTGCTGGCGAACGGCTTCCGCTATCTGGCGTTGGCCACATCGGGGCGCAACCGCTCCGGCGGCGCGCTCGACGAGGATGACTTTGTTGAGACGATGCGACTGCTTGGCACTAGTGGCGGAGCAGCCGATCCTAGCAAGTGCGCCTTCATCGTTGACCCGCATACCTATATGAAGATGCTTATGGAAATCACGGCGCTGAAGACTGCGGACGTGTATCCTGGCAATCCAACCATTCAGAGCGGCGTTATCACGTCGATCTGGGGCTATCCAGTCATTCGCTCGTTCAGCATGGGGTATGTCTACAAGTACGGTGGGCACACCATGACTGGGTATGAGAACAAATTCAATACCGCTGGTAAGGTCGACCAGGACACCACCAGTGGGTCGAACAACACCACTGGAACAATCCTGCTTCCTCGGTTTGATCGTTGGTTCTTCGGCTGGAAGCGGCGCATGACGATGGAAGTCACCCGCCACCCAGAGTGGGACGGCAGCGAGATCGTTGCCATGACCCGCTTTGGATTGATCTACAGGGATACCACTAACGCGGTGGCTTGCACCTACAACGTGACGCTGTAGTGTATACAGTGACACACTAAGGCGACGGGGGCGTTAATCGCCCCCCCGCCAAGGAGACAAAAGATATGCCTAGTAAACTTTATAACATGAAGCGCGGTAACGCGGTATTGCCTGACTTGGCGGGCGGCATGGCCTCGCTTGGCCTTGGTATTGGTAATGTGTACTACGTTGTGCAGGCCGCAAATACGCATGTGTACAACTATGTCCAGGCCAACTATGCGCAGACGTATGCAGATGGCTCGGTGTCCGTGCACACCACGATTGCATCCGCACTGACGGCAACGGTTGCCAACAGAAACGACTATGTGATTGTCATGCCTGACAGCTCGGACTATGACATCACGGCTGCACTTGCGATGAGCAAGCGCAATGTGCACCTGATTTGCCCGGCAGGAATGAATGAGGGTGGTTTACCAACCAATGCCGCACGCGTTCACCAGAACACGAATGCGACGGCTTGCATTACGGTGACTGCCGACTGCGTTGAAATAGCCGGGCTGTTTTTCAAGGGCGAAGAAGGCTCAGACATCATCACACTGAGCAGCACGCGCTGGCACGCGGTTATCCATGACAACTTCTTCGGGATCGCAGCCACGGCGTCTAGTAATAACTATGGCATCGTTGGCACTGGCGCTTGCTCGCACTGCTCGATCTACAATAACTACTTCACCAACTACTCGCCCGGCGCGATGTCTGGTACTAACAATGATGTGGCAGCGTTTGTAGCACTCACGTCAGCGTCAAGCACCAGAAACAACATCAACAACAACTACATGATGACTGGTGCTAACACCACCGTGGCAGCAGCGATCAGCTACGCTGGCTATGGTGGATTCATCGTTGGTAACTACATCTTTGAGAACCTGGCGTTTGGTGGTTCGGACGCGGGAACCCTCACCCTGGGCATCAGCACAAGCACTGACTGTCTTGTGGTTGATAACAAGATCGGCGTTGTCACTGCGGCAAATGCCGTAAGCGGTGGCACGGCGGACAGCTCATATGTGACCAACTACGAGGCCACCAGCGGCGGCACTCTAGCAACGTAATCGCACCATCTAGCGAATGAGGGGAGGGGTTTTCCCCTCCCCTCAGGGGGCATACATGCAAGGACTGCACAGCAAGATACTGAGGGGGACAACGGACGGAACGGGCGCGGCTACCATCACAAGCGAGACGGTTTCCGGCTGGATTTACGCTGTCGAGTGGATCGACGGCACGCTAGACAACAACAACACTGCCGTGTTGTCGATGACACAGACGCAGAGCGGCGTCGACCAGACCATCCTGACTGTGGCAGCCGGAGAGGGCGATAGCGACACCTGGTATTACCCTCGCGCGCTGGAGTGCGATAGCGGCTGCACATCTATTGGTACATATAACATGTTTTGCGGTTCGGGGAAGTTGAAGCTGGTAATTGCCAGTGGCGGCGCTGCGCACGAGGGCGGTTGCATTGTGTACCTGTTCGAATAGAAAGCGTATTTATGAGCCTTCTTCCACTCGCCCGCCTATATCTGAACGGCTTCCCGAAGGCCGGCTTACATTTCGCTGAGCAATGGGTGTCTACCGTACTGGAACCCGAGTTAAGCCATACGGGCAATTGGTTTGGGACGTTTAACGGGAACGGGTGGACTACCAGCCAGGGCAACCTGGAGCACGTTGACGCCATGCTGGCAAGCGTGAGGTCTGGGTACTACGTCAAGGGCCATATGGGATGGGCACCGGGGTTGGCAGACAAAATCAAAGGCTCTGGCGTTGGTGTGGCGTTTGTGTACCGCGATTTGCGCGATGTAGTGGTCAGCCATGCATATCATGTACTGAGTGACGACGACGAAAAACTAAAACATCCGGGGAAGGCATTGTACAAAGCACTCCCTGCATTTGAAGATGTCCTGATTGCCTGCATCGATGGGATTGGGCCATATCCTGGCATCTTCAAGCGCTGGGAATTATATGCTGGCTGGCTGCTTGAGGGTTGGGTATTAAAGCTAAAGTATGAGGATATGATAAACAGTCCGCGTGCGCAGGCGGAGAGACTGGCCAGATATCTCTACAACGGCAGTCAAGACAACCTCCTCATTGATCAGGTTACGCTTTTGATGGTTCAACGCGGGCGCGAAACAAGTAAGTCAATGACATTCAGGCGCGGCAAAACGGGCGACTGGCGAAAAGAGTTTACTCCTCGGGTAAAGGCAGCATTTAAGGCGGCAGATCCGGGGTGGCTTGACAAACTGGGGTATGCCCATGGCGATTGGTAACTTTTGGGACAGGCTGGCATTTTTGGCTGGATACGTAAAGGCTGACGGGATCAAGGCCGACCGCATAACCGCCCCGAGCTGGGCGCTGGCTGGTCTGGATAGCTATTCGGACATGCCGGATCTGTCCGTCACCAAAAACCAACTGCAATCTATGCAGGCGTTATCGTGGGTCTACACGGCAACGACCGTCAGGGTGCAAACCGACGCCGGCACGCCGTTTAAGGTCAAACAGCGCTCGGGGGAAGAACAGAAAGACATTGACAACCACCCATTCGAGCTACTGTTAGAGAAGCCCAATCCGCTCCAATCGCGCTTTGAGTTCTTGGTTGCATGGTTTGGCTACAGGTTACTAGCTGGCAATGATTACGTGTGGATGAACAGGACGGGGCCTAATGCGCCGCCGTCGGAGATGTGGCACATACCGCCGCACATGATCCGGCCCGTTCCAGACAGTCGCCAGTATTTACTGGGCTATGACTACGATCCTGGTAATGGTCAGATCATTAGGCTTGCGACTTGGGAGATTTGCCACACCAGAACATGGCATCCAACAAATCGATTTGTTGGATTGTCTGCCATCGAGGCTATTGCGTTGTCGGTAGACAGCGACATGGCGATGCAGCGATACAACAAAAAATACTTTTCCAAGGATAACGCCAAGATGCCAGGCGCTTTGGCATTCGCGGACCCGATTAACGATCCTGATTGGTTGCGCATTAAAGAGGACATAAAGCAGGATCATGGTGGCACAGAGCGGCGTCTGATGATGCTGCGCAACGCTGGCAAAGGCGGAGTCCAGTGGCTTCAAATGGGCGTTACACAGAAAGACATGGACTTCCTGGCTAGCCGCCAGTTTAGCAAAGAAGAGATATTCGGAGTGTTGGCTCCTGGTCTTGCGTCCGTTTTGGCAGTGAACGCAACTGAGGCTAATGCACTGGCGGGAAGTAAGACCTTCAACCAGATGAGTGTATGGCCCGACCACCAGGCGGTCGCCGAGCGCATCACTACCGACATTCTGCCAACTTATGGCGAAAACCTGCGAGGCGAGTTTGACGACGTGCGGATCTCAGACAGGGCTATAGAGCTGCAAGAGCAGCAGGCGTATGAGAAAGCCCACACGATCAACGAGATCCGCAAGGAATATTACAATGACAATCCTTTGACGGACGAGCGCGGCGACCTGCTGCCGGCTGAGATTACCGGGCCGACTGGCATCGGGCCAACATATAAAGAGCCACAGCCCATACCGCCACAGCTGCGAGCGTTTACCGGGCAACAAACAACAGATGGCGAGCAAGAAGAGCAAGCGCCAGAGCAACGGCTAAATAAGAAAGAGGAAGATGTACCAGATGAGGAGGCCGAACAAGCCGCAAAGGCCGATCTCCTCCGATGGCAGCGCAAGGTAACGAAGCGCCTGAAGGCGGGGCATGATCCGCTTGTGGATTTCGACAGCGAATTGATCGGAGACGGCCTCAAGTGTGCTGTACTGCATGGGCTTGAGCACTCAGAGACGGTTGAGGAAGTACGCGACGTGTTCGACAGAGCCATCAAGGCGCGGCGCACCAGTAACGCGCCCGATGACGCCGAGAGACGGCGAGCCGAGCGTGAGCTACAGGCCATCATGGAAGAGTTTTTCGCAGGGCAGGTAAAGCGCATCAAGAAGGCGGTGGTAAGTGGCGCTTGATACGCAGTTCTGGTCGGATGAGGCCAAGCGCCTTTATAACGTGGTGTTCCCACGTGTACTGAAAGCTGCCACCGCTGGTGCTCGTAATGCGTTGGCGCAGCTGCTGGCCACAACTGAAGTTGGGCTGGATTGGGGATTAGTGAATGATGCGGTATACGACTGGGCGCAGCGCTACAGTTTCGATCTAGTGAGGGGCATTAACGATACCAGCGCCGCATTCTTGCAGAAGTCGGTTAGCCAGTGGTCGGCAACTGGTGCGCCGCTCGATGATTTAATGCAGATGATTGAGCCCATGTTCGGTGAACCGCGGTCGAAGATGATAGCTACAACCGAAGTAACACGGGCCTATTCGGAAGGCAACATAGCGAGCTGGAAAGAGGGTAAGGTTGTTGATAGCCAACGGTGGATGACCTCAGAGGATGATCGCGTATGTCCTATTTGCGGCCCGATGGCTGGAGTGGAAGATGCGCTGGGTGGCAGATTTGGCGGGGTTGGTATCCCGCCCGCACACGTTAATTGCCGTTGCTGGTTACAGCCTGTTGTGAGGTTGCCAGAATGATAAGCGTCAAGATTGATGGCTTAGATAGCCTGCATAGGCGCCTGGACAAGATCGGTGGAATTGGCGATGCACTGGTAGAGGCAACCGATAAGGCAGTCAAGTATGTGCATAGCCAGGTGCCACCATACCCCCCAACGCGCCCAGGCCAGCGCTACGTGCGCACGGGAACGATGGGGCGGTCGATAGGCACGGAGGTGCGCAGCCTTGGCGCTAGTGTGGTGGGCACAATCGGCACGCCTACCGTATATGCACCGTGGGTTATCTCTGACAAACAACAAGCCTGGATGCACGCGGGGCGATGGTGGACACTCCAGGGCGTTATGCGCAAGGCGCGCGATGGTGTGATTAAGATTTACGAAGATATGTTGAAGAGGCTAGTGCATGGCTAACGACTATGTGACGATAGCAGAATTCAAGGCGGAGCGTCCAGATACGACATGGGGCAGCACCTATGACACGCTGATCCCGGCCTTATGCACTCGTGTTAGTCGTTACATCGATACGCTTTGTTTACGCCCGGCTGGCTATTTCAAAGCAGGAACGGCAGCGGCTAAATATTTCAACGGCAACGGTCGCCAGGAGTTGTGGGTGGATGACATGGCAGCGGCACCCACCATCGTGGCGGTTGCGGAGACTGGCATAACTGACGGGGCCGGTGGAACGGGCGGGTCGTACACCGCCTGGGCAGCTACAGATTATTATTGCTGGCCCATGAACGCGTCGTCTGACGGAAGCCCGTACACGGCGCTGATCGTGGACACCATCAACGGATCGAAGTCTGGATGGTATGGCTACCCACGCGGTGTGAAGATAACGGCGCAGTGGGGAGGATATACGACTGTGCCCGATGACATTCACCAGGTCGCGCTGGCCGAAGTAACCCGGATTTATGAGAAAGCGCGCCAGAACTATCGTGACACGGGCGGGATTATCGAACTGGGCAAGATAACGTACACCAAAGCGATTGATCCAATCAGTTCGACGATCATTGCTAAGTACAAGAAGGTGAGCATATGACACTGGCAGCAGCTATTGTCAAGATACAGGCCCACGCATTAGCGCTCACGGGGATGGGAGAGGCGCCCACAAACCCGACAGAAGCGCAGTCCGTATACCCCTATGCGATTACATTTGACAGGCGCGGATCTTTGCAGCAGGAGAGCGCTGGTTTTGCGCTTGACTTGTGCACGGTGGTGACGGAATTGCACTTCGCCAACCAGAACCTATCGCTGGTGATCTCAAAGGCGATGGGTTTCAGAGAACCTTTTATGCAGCGCCTTATCAGCGACCCAAAGTTAGGAAACACTGTAGAGACAATTCGCGCCATACGTTATGAGTTCGGCAAGCTGGGCGATGATGAGACGGCAGACATCGGATACAAGTTTGAGATTGATTTGAAGCTGAACATAAACGGATCGTGAGGGCATTATGCTGAGATACACGGGCGGCGGGGTTGGTGGCAGTCTGCCGGGGCTGCCGGCGCGGGATCTGCAAGATGAGGAGATAGAGGCGCTGGGCGGCGAGGTGGAATTACTAGAGACTGGCTTGTATGAGAAGCTGGCGCAACCAGAGACACGGCGGAAGCATAACGAGAAAGCGGAAGGAAGTGACGGAGCAGAGTAGCGAAAAGCCTTACCCGCGCGTGCTGGTGGGGATGCCCCGCGAGCGCACGATGCCCAACTGTGGGCACGTGAGCATGTTGAGAATCGCGCAGCGCGGATACCCGATCATCGACCTGCCATACTCGCGTACTGATGTGGCACGCAACAAGTTTGCTGAGCATCTGCTTGACAGCGACTTTACACACCTGCTCATGCTTGACTGTGACCACGATCACCCTGACGACATTGTGACGCGACTGGCGCGGTGGGTAGCAGACGATCCATGTAAACTGGTAGTAGCGGGCAAGGTACGAAGGCGCGGGGCGCCATACGAGTTGCTGATGTTCTTGCCGGATGGCGATGGCGCCTATTACAGCCCGGCGAATCTGCCGCCCGGGCTGATCAAGGTAGTGAATGAGCATGGAGCTGGGTATGTGGCGACGTCAGCCATCCTGATCGCCCGCGAGGTGTTTGAGACGATACCCTGGCCATGGTTTAAGTATGAGTATCCAGAGCCGGGACAGTACCCGACTGAGGACATCTGGTTCAGTAGGCAATGCGGGGAATACGGGATAGACATTTGGATGGACACAACGTTTATCAGTCCGCACATGACAGAGGAATACGTAACGGATGACACATACGATGAATACGTTAAGCGTCACCCGGATGTAGTGCAGGCAATAAAGGAAACGGAGGTAACTCATGGCAGTTAAGGCACTAAGATCGATACAAATCGGGGCAGAAACCACAGCGGGGACTGAGGTCGACGCTACAACTATCCTGCGAGGAACAGGCACAATCGAGGACAAGGGTGTTCCCACCTTGGCGGATGAGGATGTTGGATACATGATGGGGACGGATCGTACCTACATTCCCAAGCTAGAGGGCGGTCTGACGTTCGAGTGTGATGCAACCTATGAGCAGCTCCCCATCATTCTTG